ATTCTGTCGATCTAAGTGATCACGTCCAATCAATTACTTTGAACCGTAGCTTTGAAGAATTAACCGTCACGGCGATGGGTGACTCAGGGCAGAAGTACGTTAAAGGCCTAGAGGCATCAAGCGTGACAATAGACTTCATGAACGACACCGCATCTGCCAACGTGCTTGCTACCTTGCAAGCTGCATGGGGAACTAACGTCACAGTAGTCCTACTACAGGAAAAGGGAACCGCTGTATCAGCGACAAACCCTCTCTACACAATGACATGCCTTGTCAATAACACAACAGACATCAACGGCGCAGTCGGCGATCTCGGAATGCAATCTGTAACATGGAACGTAAGTGGTACAGTAGCAGTTGCATCAACAGGCACATTCTAAGAAACTAAACAAAGGGGCACAGCATGGCAAAGTTAATAGTCAAAATGGCAGACGATAGCGTGACGGAAATTGAAATTACCCCACGCCTTGAATATGCCTTCGAATTGTATGCAAAGATGGGCTTTCATAAAGCCTTTAGGGATCTTGAGCGACAGAGTGATGTCTATTGGTTGGCATGGGAAGGCCTTCGACTAAGTGGAGTCACAGTCAAGCCATTCGGCGCAGACTTTCTCGATACCTTAAAGAGTGTCGAGGTTGCAGAGTCTGACCCTTTGGCCTAGGCAGGGATAGCATCCACTATCTCATCGCTCGATTGAGCATTGAGACGGCTATCCCTCCACAATCTTTAATTGATTTAGATCCATCAATGCTTCAGATGTTATTGAAGGCGTTGAAAGACCGAGCGAAGGAGCAGAGCGATGCCTACAGAGCTAAAAGGCGCTAGTGCGCTTCGTAAGGCTCTCAAGCAATTTTCGCCTGACCTAGATAAAGAAACTCGTGACGAGATGGTTGGATTCTTAAAGCCATTGGTCAAGAAGGCTAGGGGCTTTATGCCATCCAACTCATTATTACCTTCGGGCTGGGTAGGCACTAGCGAGCCGGGTCGATTCCCTAAATATGACGCCAGCATTGCCCGGCGAGGCGTTGGTTATAAATTGACACCTACTAAACCCAATCGTCAGGGTTGGATTCAAACAGTCTCGATCCACAATAAGACCGCTGGCGGAGTCATTTATGAGTGGGCTGGACGCAAGTCTAGTAGCAAGTTCGTGTCTAATCTGCCCGGCGCAATGACAGGCTCAGGCAAAATGCAAGGCCGAGCAATGTTTAAGGCCTACAAAGAAGATGAAGGTAAGGCCAAAGTCGGAGTCATTAGAGCTCTAGAAAAAGCCGCTGCAAAGTTTAACGCGAAAGGCAATATCTAAATGGCTGAATTACGCATTCCGATTATCGGTGAGTTCAAGGGTAAGAAGGCTTTTGATCAAGCTGGCAAGTCTACAAGCGCCTTAGAAAAGGGAGTTAAAAGACTAGGCGCTCAGATCGTTGCAGTTTTTAGCGTTCAAAAAATTGCTCAGTTTGGCAAGGCCGCCGCTAAGGCGTTTATCGAAGATGAGAAGGCCGCGATTCGTTTATCTCAGGCAGTAAAGAATTTGGGTCTCGCCTTTGAAATTCCAAACCTCGAACAATTTATAACTCAGATGGCAAGCGCTTCAGGCGTCACCGACGATCAACTTCGCCCAGCATTGCAACGTCTATTGCAGACAACTGGATCAGTCACTAAGTCCACAGAATTACTTACGCAAGCACTAGACATCTCTCGCGGATCAGGCATCGATTATGAGACAGTAGTTAACGATCTAAGCATGGCCTACGTTGGTCAGACTCGTGGCCTTCGTAAGTACTCTCTAGGTGTCACTCAAGCCGAGCTTAAAACAATGAGCTTTGCAGACGTCCAAGAAAGATTGACTAAGAATTTTACAGGGGCGAATGCGGCTTATCTTGAAACCTACTCTGGAAAACTAGGTATTCTATCTAACGCCGCAGGTGAAGCCTCAGAGACTATCGGAAAAAGCCTTGTTGAATCATTGAGCATTTTGGGTGGAGAAGGTAACACAGTCCAACCCATAGCAGACGCGATGCAGGATCTTGCTATTTATACAAGCGAAGTCATTACGGGCTTAGCCACAATGATTGCAGAATTCAAAAAATTGCCTGGGGTTGAAAAATACGTTACAGATATTTATCCAAAGATTCTTGAATTCCAATTACCTGGTCAGGCATTAAAAGCAATACGTCAATTTGGGAAGAAAGCCACTCCTGGCATGGGTGGCTATCCTAGTTCTGCTCTTGGGCCGGGTTATGTAGATCCAAATGATGCAGCTCGCAAGAGGGCAGAAGCCGCTGCCGTCAAGCGTGCTAAAGAGTTAGCAGCATTGCAGAAGAAAACTCTCGATACACAGAAGAAGCAGAATGCTTTGGCTAGGGCTTCAAAGACTCTTAACCTAGAAGCAATCGGTATTGAGGCAGCGCTTAAAGGTCAGATCAGCGAGACAGACCGACTATCTTTGCTATTGCAAAAAGCCATTTTGGCAGAGAATACAAACCTAGCCACTCAATTATCAGATCAACTAGAAACTGCAATCAAGCGTCAGAATGATATTCGTAACTTACTCCTGACGACTCCTGAAGCGCCAAACCCTTATCGTAATTGGACACTACCTCAGGACTTGCTTAACTACACAGCCTCATCGCTTGGAGTTTCTGTAGCACAATTACAGACCGCGCCCGTAGCGCCATCTTCTACCTTTTCGGATGCTCAAATGGAATTGATGGCGGCAGTCAATTCATTCCAGAGAGCAGATCAGCAAGCGGTTAATGTTCAAGTATATTTGGACGGCGGCATAGTAACTGGCGCGATTACGGAGACTCAAGTCAATCAATCTCTCTCAGGCACCTTTAGTGACGTCAGCCGATATAACGGCCGTGGGGCACCTTCAATCAAATGAGCCTACCTGCCACGATCTCGGTTTCATTCGACTTTAGCCAAGGGGCGACCTTCGGCTATCCGTTCACTATTGGCGATCCTATCAACGGCGTCATCGGCGTCTCTCAATTCGCTTCGACCGAAGTCCCTGATCCTGTAGTCGATCTGAGTAGCACTACTCGATCAATCAAGATCCAGCGCGGAAGAAGTATTATGCGCGACACTTACGAGACGGGCACATGTACTGTCCGAGTGATTGATGAGACAGGCGCTTTCAATCCTCAGAACACATCTTCACCTTATTTTGGCTACTTGACTCCACTACGCAAAGTCCGCGTCGCAGCTACTACTCCAACCACTCAGCACTTTTTATTCTCAGGTTATGTCGATTCCTACAAATACTCTTTCCCAACTGGTCAAGAATTAGGCTATGTGGACATCGTCTGTTCAGATGCCTTTAGACTCTTTCAGATGGCTAACATAGCAAGTGTGACGGGCGCTACAGCAGGTCAGACTACTGGCACACGCATCACAAAGATCCTAGATCAAGTCTCATTCCCTACATCGATGAGAATCACAGACACAGGCTCGACGACAGTTCAAGCTGATCCCGGCACAGCTCGCACATCCTTGCAAGCCCTCAAGGCGGCAGAGTTCGCCGAGCAAGGCGCATTCTTTATCCGTACCGATGGGACGGCAGAATTCAAGGATCGCAACGATGTCGTGGGCTCTCTAGCGGCTACACCGATTGAGTTCAATCAAACTACTGGGATTCCATATTCCGACCTTCGTTATGCCTTTGACGACAAGCTCATTATCAATCAGGCAAGCATGACTCGCTTAGGTGGGTCGGCTCAAGTAGTCGCCAATGTTGATTCGTCGGCTAAGTACTTCCCTCATGGCACTACTCTGACAGAGATGATCCCTGAGACAGATGCTCAAATCTTAGACATCGCTCGAATCTATGTCGCAACGCGAGCCGAGACTTCAATCAGAATCGACGCCATGACAGTCGATCTATTGGACACCGATGTCCCTACGGATACGATGATCGGCCTTGATTATTTCGATAATCTAGAGATCACTAACGTGCAGGAGAATGGTTCGACAATCGTCAAAACCTTGCAAGTGCAGGGCTTAGCATGGGACATCACCCCAAATTCAATGAAGTGCACAGTAACAACACTTGAGCCTATAGTAGAGGGATTCATCATAGGATCATCGACTTACGGTATAATCGGACAATCCATAATGGGATACTAGGAGAAAATCATGGCAGAAGGCTTTCCAGCGACAACAGGCGACATCTTTACGGCCGCAGACTATAACGGCCTAGTAGCCTTCACAGTCGGCGCAGCTAATACCAACGACTACACGGCCACGATCTCTGACGCCTATCAGGTTTTAGAGCTGATGAACAAGTCCACTGCTATTGCCTTCAACATTCCAACCAACGCATCAGTAGCATTCCCAATCGGTACAGTCATCACAGTTCTTAACATTGGCGCTGGTACTTGCACAATTAAGGCCGTTACATCTGGCACAACTACAGTCCTATCTTCTGGAGCAACAGCGGCGCAACCTACCCTCGCTCAATATAGAAGCGCCGCCTGCATCAAGACTGGAACAGATACTTGGTACGTCGTAGGGGCTATTGGGTAATGCTTAACAATGTTGCAGGAATCCATGGAATGATAGTTACTACCTTTAGCGCTGATTTTCTAGTCATTGCA